CAGCTAAATAATATGCTAACCCTGAAATCATACATGGAACAAATCTATACGGCACATCAGTTGCATTTGTATATGCACCTACATCATCAATTCTTTTTGTATAATAAAAATTAATATAGTTTCCATCTTGAGCTGCACCAGGAGTTAAATATAAAGTCATTGTAACTTTATCTATAAATCTTTGAACCCAATATTGTGTTGGTAAACCTTTGTCAGTTTTATTAGAAAAACCTTGATACTGTGATCTACTAATTTTTGTCATTGGTGTATCAACTGAAGTTGATTTTACTCTGTAATCTGCTTCTTGAATATCTGTCATACCAATTGGAAATTGTAATACTGCATCTGAAGTGTTGTGAGTAGCTGCTGTGCTACCATTAATTCCTCTAGTGCACCCTGTTAAATTTAAAGTAGAAATTCCAGTGTATGAAATTTGTTCAGTGCCAATAGTAATTACTCCACTCGTTGCAAATCCTGTAACTGAAGCTACTCCTATAGTAGTAGCAGTAGCATTTATACCTGCAGAAAGTGTTGTGTTAATTCCGTCTGAAGCACCATCGGCCGGGGATCTAAAAAAAGTGTAAACACTTTGTCCGTCTACTAATGTAACATTTTGATTTTTTACTTCCCAAAATTGAAGCCCTCTATTACCCCATTCAGAAAATAAAATATTTAAAGATCTTTTTGCAGTTTTTAATTGATAACCAGAAACACCTTGCATACCAATACGTTCGTACGCATCTTCAATAATTTCATCAATGCTTAGGTTCTTATCAAAAACATAAGAGCCAGAAGTCGTGTTAGCCATCTAACCTCCTACCCGTCAAACTGTATAGATAATCCTACTACTGCAGTTCCATCGTAAGCGAAATAAGCTCCATCTTCGCATAAAATTCCGTCATCGGCAATATATGGGTCGATTGTTGATCCGCTATCCACATCTAAAATTAATCTGTTTT